TAGGAAATAGAGGTAATGTATATGGTGGGGGAAACCCAACAACTTTAGCTCAATTTGATAACATTATTCAGAGACTTGATAAGCAAGGTTCTATTGAAGAAAATGTTATTTTTGTAGACAGACAATTTTCATTCGATATTGACGATATGTTAGCATCACAAAACTCTTATGGAGCAGGTGGTACTTCTTATGGTTTATTTGACAATGATAAGGACATGGCTTTAAACTTAGGTTTTTCAGGATTCCGTAGAGGTTATGACTTCTATAAGACAGACTGGAAGTACTTAAACGATCCTACTATGAGAGGCGGTATAAATGCAGGTGCAGTAAACGGACTTTTAGTTCCAGCTGGATCAACAACTGTTTATGACCAAGTCTTAGGTAAGAACGCTAAGAGACCATTTTTACATGTTCGTTATAGAGCTTCAGAAACTGAAGACAGACGTTACAAGTCTTGGATTACTGGTTCTGCTGGTGGTGCAAGAACAAGCGATTTAGATGCAATGGAGGTAAATTTCTTGTCTGAAAGAGCTGTATGTACTTTAGGTGCAAACAACTTCTTCTTATTCCAAAAAGCTTAAGAATTTAAGTAATAACTACCCTCGTTCTAGTAGCGAGGGTAATTATTTTTTTTTATAAATCAAATTAAATTATATTATAATGACAACAAAAAAACCAGTGTACTCAGCAAAAGCTTATCGTTTAAGAGGCGACAGAGCGCCTTTATCATACATGTTAGCATCTCGACACTCACAGAGATCACCTTTATTACATTTTGATGAAGAGCAAGGATTAAATAGACCATTAAGATATTCTCGTAATCAGAAGTCACCTTTTGAAGATGAGCAAGATGGAAATGCTATTTTAGAACCTATTGTTTTTGAGGATGGAATGTTATCAGTTGGTAAAGAAAATCAAGTGTTGCAAAAGTTTTTACATTTACACCCAAGTAATGGTAAGGTATTTGAAGAAGTAAACAGAGAGCGTGACGCTACAGCTGAATTAGAACATGTTGAAATGGAGCTAGAGGCTCAAATTGCAGCAAAACAAATTACAAAAGACATTAAAAAATTAACTCAAGTATGTCGTGTATTAATGGGTAATGGAGTTGAATCAATGACTTCGCCAGAATTAAAAAGAGACTTATTGGTTTATGCTAAACATAATCCTGAAGATTTTTTAGATACAATTAACGACCCAATGCTAGAACTTATGGATGATGTTCATCAATTTTTTAGTGCTACATTATTAGGTTTTAGAAATAACGGTAAAGACGTTTACTACAACCTACCTAACAATAAGAAAAAAATGTTGACAATACCATTTGGAGAAGATCCTTATTTTATTGTTTCATCTTTCATGCAAAGTGATGATGGTTTAGAAGTATATAAACTTTTAAAAAACAAGTTAAAATAAATAATTTCAACTAACTGAAAATTAGCTACCCTAAAACGGTGGCTTTTTTTTTGCTATATTTGTACTTTACTAACTCATAAATTATATTATTATTATGGACAAATTTTTAAGTATACCGGTAACTGGTCAAGGGGTTCAATTGGTTCCTTGTAACAATTTAAAACTTGTTGAGGCGGCTTCAGTTACTTCAACAACTTTAACTTACGCAAGTGGCGATGTAGTAACAATTACTCACGCAACCGTAGGGGCAGCTTCAGGAACAAATTCTGCAACTCAGTTTAGACAATTTATACAAAGAGAAGTGCAAGATGCTTTAGCAACTTCATGGACCCACGTAAGTAAAGGGGTGTTCCCTCAATTCGCAGTATCTGACATTAGTATTGCATAACATTTTTATTAACTCATAAATTATTATTATTATGGAAAAATTTTTAAGTATCCCAGTTTTAGATGGTAATGGGACTAATAGTCAATTTCAACTTGTATCTATTTCAGGTTTAAGACATATTGGACAAGCATCAACAACAACCGTTGTATTGCATTATTTAGGTGGAAAAACAGTAACATTAACTTATCCTGTAGCAACAGCATCTCCAATTTTATTGGAATCAGTTCAAACATCAGTTAAAGATGCGTTAGGAACTGGATGGACAAATGTAGTTGAACAACACATTCCTCATGGAGCGATTGTGCCTGCAATTATACCGCCAGCAACAAAATTAGTTATTATTAATCCGCTAAGTGCAATAGCAATAGCATAATGATTCAAACAATGGAAAAATTTATAAACTTTAAACAACTTGATGTTGTTAAAACAGGAACATCAACATCAGATGGGTCGGCTGGTTCAACATTAACTGATTCTGCGGCTACTTTTACACAAGATGTTTTAGTAAACGCAATTGTTTGGGACAGAACAACTGGAGCATCAGTTGGAGGACAAAAATATTTAGTAACAGAGGTAACATCTGATACTGTATTAACTTTACTTGCTGTCGGTGTATTGGCCGATCAAGGAACAGGTGTTCCAGATGCTGTAGGTTATTTTATCTATATGCCAGAATACACAGTTTTACAATACGGAACAGCTACATCAACTGCTGCTAAATACTTAGTAGACAGTAGTGTTAATTTTATTTCAGCTGGTGTTAGTGTAGGGGATTACGTTAGAGATATTACAGGGTCGGCTGTAACTACGGTTACTTCTGTGTCTAAAAACCAACTGGGTGTAGCAGATGATATTTTTGTAAACAATGACAATTATCTTGTGTACAAAGAAGGAGCTAATGATTTTGATAGAATGGTAAGGTCGGCTAATGTTGCTGATGTTTCAAATAGTTCAACATCATCAGCTATTGTTAATATTACATACGATACAGCTGGAACAGATGTAGGTAGAATTGATTATGCATATTCGTCTACTATAGGTGCTAACGCAGATATGAGAGGAGCTATACAGGACGCTATGGTTTCTTCTTTAGAAACAGAATGGTATCAAGTATCAACAGATTTTTCAGGTCTTTTAAACCCTGCCGCTAATGTTACGAATATATCGTGGTTAGGTGGTAGAGATTACTTTATTTTAAGAATACAGTAGTATTATTACACTTTAATAAACAAGGGGCTACAAAAAAAAGTAGCCTCTTTTTTTTTGCTATCTTTGTAAAAAGAATTAATTATGCCAATAAACGAAGTACGAAATACCGTATTAGCGATAGTCAATAAAAACAACTACGGATATATATCACCACAAGATTTTAATTTGTATTGCCAACAGGCTCAGATGTCTATTTTTGAAGACTATTTTTACGCGTACAATGACCAATTGTCAAAAGAAAATCAAAGAGTTTCTGGAAGCGGATATGCTGATCTTACTAAGGGTTTAGTAGAAGTAATAGACAGTTTTTCAGCGACTCAAACTTTAACATCACCTGGAATAAATTTATTTAATTTACCTTCTAATTATTACTTAATTAATAAGATTAATTATTACCCTACGGTAAGTACTTCAGGAACAACAACGGCAGCAGGAGCATTAACTTTAACGGACACTACAGCCACTTTTACAACTACTGTAACAGCTGGACAACTTGTTTCGTCTACGTCCACTACAAGTACAACCGCTGGTCAAACAGCCTATGTTGTTAGCGTTGATACTGACACTCAACTAACTTTGTCTGTTGATATATTTGGAGTAGCACAAACAATCGGGGATAGCTACACAATTGTAAATAATATAGGTATTGTAGAGGTAGAAAGAGTAAATCAAAGTAAAATATTTTATTTAAATTCTTCGCCACTTACATCCCCATCCACAGGTTATCCTGCGTATGTTTTAGGTAACGCTACCGCAACAATTTCCGGAAACATAATAAACGTATACCCAGATACATTGACAACACCTGGAACAATAATGGCTCAGTACGTAAGGTATCCTCGTGACCCTAAATGGACTTATATTGAAATAACAGCAGGGGAACCTGTGTTTAATGCTTCGCAAGATGATTACCAAGATTTTGAGTTACCTTTATCTGATGAGCCTGCATTAATAGCAAAAATATGTAAGTACGTAGGAGTAGAAATTAGAGAGTCAGATGTATATCAATTTGGAGTAGCCGAATTACAATCAGAACAACAAACACAAGGATAGATGGCATATATAAACGATTACGCATATTACCAAAACTCAGGAACGACTCCAACAGATGCAAACTGGGGGTCATATCAATATATATCTTTGGCAGACATAGTTAATAATTTTATGTTAATGTATCAAGGAAACCATGAATTAATAAATAACATTGAACGTTATCAAATATTATTTCATGCGAAAAGAGGTATTCAAGAATTAAACTACGATGCTATGAAGGAAATAAAAATCCTTCAATTAGATGTTACGTTACAACTTCGCTTTATACTTCCTCAAGATTATGTAAATTGGGTAAGAATTTCTGTAAATGAAAATGGAGTTTTAAAACCTTTAACGGAAAATATTCAAACCAATTGGTCATCAGCTTATCTTCAAGATCAAGATGCAAATATATTATTTGATCAAGATGGAAATGTTTTAAAACCTCAAAATTCAGAACTTGATTTAGAAAGAATTAGAGGTACTGCAAAAAGTATTTATTTAAACGCAGGTAATTCGTTTGATGGTTCAGAGGGTTACTGTTGTGATGGCAACTGGTACTTTGACTATTCTGTAGGCGCTCGCTTTGGATTAAATACTGAAACAGCTAATGCGAATCCTACGTTTACTATTGATAAACAGTCTGGAGTTATTAACTTTAGCAATATTTCTAATGCTGCCTCTGTAGTTTTAGAATATGTTTCTGACGGTATGGAAGGTGGTGTGGATGCTAATGTTCAATTAAATAAATTGTTTGAAGAGTATATTTACGCTTATGTAAAATATTCAATTTTAAATGGTAGACTATCAGTTCAAGAATACGTAGTTAATAGAGCAAGAAAAGATAAATCATCTTTACTAAGAAATGCTAAAATTAGATTAAGTAATATGCACCCTGGCAGACTCTTACAGAACATGAGAGGTCAGAATAAATGGATAAAATAATATGCCAATAGTTACAACAAATTTTATTGCAGGTAGAATGAATAA